CTTGAATATTAAAATTACCAGTATAACCAAAGTTATATGATGCACCAGTATTACCAGTTGCAGGAACAATTATGCTTCCAATTGGAAACGCGGTTCCTCCAGTTAATGCTCCCGGTGAGGGTAATAATATTAAATTAATTTTGTCAGCATTGTTTTTAGAAAACAAAAATGCATTTAGTGTTAATAAATCAAAAGGATTTATTGTTTTATTAGCACTTAAAAAAGTCCAAAAATTATTAGTATCAGTATATGTCTGATAGGAAGCTTCGATAAGTGTAGTTTTATCATCTACTGAAATAGTATTTGTATCTAATTGTTTTTTAGTAATATCCAGATAAGTAAAAAAATCAGAAATTACAAAATCACCGATTGAAGTAGTAAATGTTGTTTTTGGTAGGTTATTAAAAAATTTCATTATCTACTCCTTGGGTCTGGACCGGGAGATGAGAGGAAAAAATCATTTCCACCTTGTGAATATACCGTAGATACTTCTGATTTAGACAATACAGTATTCATACTTGGATCATATGTTCCGGTTTCAAACTCTGTAAATAGTAACCCAAGTAATGTAATACTAGATCCACCATTTGGTAAGTATCTTATAACTGGATCAGATGCATCATTTTTTTCAACTTTAATAGTTTCAAGAACACAGACTAAAGGCTCACCCATCCAATTTGATGATAAAGGAGCATTTGAATTGCCACCTACATTTAAAGGTATTTGATTTCCCGGAGATACTTGTAAAACCCATAAATTTTGAGGATATGATCGTTCAGGCAACCCTTCTACTACCGTAGGATACGAACACTTTCTAAATGTTCCTACGATGTTTTCAATTTCTATACTTTCTTTTTCATTTTTTGGAACCAGTACATATTGAAAAAAGTATTTTTTTCTACCTTCAGAGACCATAGTGTATTCAGCAATATTACTAAATCTTCTAAAAGTAGAGGTGGCAAACATTCTTTCCCAGTAAAAAGTAGCTGGCTGCAACATACGCTTCAACACATTGATTGTGCCTTTGATACCACCGCCTGCGTTAGCAATGCCTGCTGCCGTCAGGACGGGTCCTACTGGATTATTGTTGCTTTCACCGTATTCATGTGCAACTTGGAAGCCCGGTTCCTTTGGCATCGGAAGCATTATATGCTGTTGATTACGCTGAATAACACCACCTCTGGTTCGTTCATAGTTTACCAAAGAATATGGTGCACTATAAAAATTTAACCAAAGAGGTTGTTCAGCTGCTGAATTTGACCCACTGTTAGAAGGATATTGATAGAAACCCATATAAAATATTTAGATATATTCTCTAAATATTAGGATGGCGTACAAAACAATCTTCAATCCAAAGAATCCTAAAAAGTATGCAGGAGACGCATCAAAGATCGTTTGTAGATCTCTTTGGGAGCGAAATGTATGTAATTTTTGTGACGAACACCCAAATATTTTAAAATGGGCTTCTGAAGAAATTGCCATTCCATATTTTAGCCCGGTAGATAAAAAAATTCATAATTATTTTCCTGATTTTTTAATTCAATTTAAAAATACAACGGGGGTACAAACATGGATGGTAGAAGTTAAACCAAAAAAACAAACTTATTTAAAAGAAAATGCATCTAAAAAAGAACAAATTATTTGGACTATAAACAGCGCAAAATGGGAAGCTGCAAAAAAGTATTGCGAGTCAAACAAAATACAGTTTAAAATTTTTACAGAAAAAGAACTATTCAGCAATGACAAACACAAATAATTCAATTATAGGTATTAAAGATTTCTTTTCAAGGCATAGAGGTTTACAAAGAAATAATAGATTTTCTATGTCTTTTTTAAATTTACCAAGAAAAATACCTCAAATTGAAAACTTTGATTTAAATCCTTTATCTGTAACAGTATCTGGAAGAGCTATAGATGGTGTTGCTGATAACTTAGCTGGTTATGGTCTTGGACGTACCGTACCAAGATCACAAAAATTTCCAGAAGGTGTTATGTTAAATTTTGCAATAACAAATGATCACCAGATAACATATTTTTTTAATGAATGGTTTAATGCAATTTATGCTGGTGGTAGACAAAAAGGTGATTATACCAAACCATTTCAATTATCATATTATGATGATATTATCTACGATACTCAAATGAATATAAATTATCTAGATCCAAATGGAAATATAAATGCTACGTATGAATTTTACGAAGTATATCCAGTGGAATGCCTACCTATGGAATTAAGTATGTTAAAAAATGATCTGTATTCTGTGTACAGTGTTTTGATGATGTTTAGAGATTTTAATTTTGTGCTACCAACTATCCCAACAATTTAAATAAGTAATAATTATGGATCCAAATATTTTACAATCAATAGAACAACTAATGCCTCGTTATGAGACTGAACTTCCTTTTAGTAAAGAAAAAGTTACATTTACACCTTTTAGAGTTAAAGATGCAAAAAACATATCTATAATTTTACAAGAAGAAAATAAAAAATTATCTTTAATAGCATTAGTTGACATTTTAAAAACAAATACACAAGGTGTAAATGTATTAGATTTATGTCTTGCAGATGCTGAATATCTATTTTTACAAATAAGATCAAAAAGTGTTGATGAACGATTAAACCTAATACGTAACGAAGAAAAACTTCAACTTTATATTTTTGATATTAAACATAAAAATGAGATCGTAACAGAAACTGTAAACATTTCACCTGAAATACATTTAGTATTAGAAACACCAACAATTAATAATTTAATTAAACTAAACTCTTTAGAAAAAGAAGAATTAATAAAAAGTTGCATCAAAAAGATTGTTGTAAAAAACGAAATATATTATCCAAACAAATTTATTCCAAAAGATTTAAAAGATTTGTTAGACAACCTTCCAATGTCTATGCTCGGTAAATTTGAAAACTTTTTAGCAAATCAACCCGAACTTTATGCTATGTTGGAAACAAAAGATGGTCCAAAGGAGGTCAGCGGGTTTTTAAATTTTTTTATCTTTCGGTAAAGTTTTTTGATTTAAAAGATTATTTTACAACAAACTTTACCTTAATAAATAATTTTAATTGGAACCTGTATGATTTAGATAATATACTTTGGTGGGAGCGTGAAATCTATGTATCATTGCTAATAGATTATCAAGAACAAAAGAAATACAAAGAAGCAAATAATAAAATTCAAGGTTTTTAACATATGATAGACAATCCAAATGAAGTTGTATTAGATCTAGTTGCAGAGCAGCAAGCATTTAGTAATTCTATTATGTCTGCGTCTGAGCAGATGCAAGAGATACAAAGTAATCCAGACATTATTCGATTACCAGACTCAATGTCATATAATCCAGCCGACGTTGATATTAGTAACAATACTACTGCAGAAGCATCAAAAGTTGCTATGGATTTAACTATTAAATTTGATCCAGAAACACAATATAAAGCATTAAAAGAAACAGTTGATGGTATGCAAAAAGGAATACAAGAACTTGGCAATGAACAACGTTCTAAATGGATTCCTTTTCCAAAAGCATCAAACAACTTTGAAGAAAAACCAATATTAGAACAAACTAATTTAATTTTTGAAGAAAGACGTTCTAAATTTTCTGAATATCCTCGTTGGGCATAAAAAAAGCCCCTTGCGGGGCTTTTCTCAGTCATTCTCCATTTCGGAGAAGTACTTCAGCGGGTCTTTTTCTTCAACATCATGTTCAGCAAGTGTATCCTTAACATCATCTTCGATGCTACTGGACTCGGTAAACTGAGCACGAATATCATCTCCAGTAGCCTTCTTTAGACGAGCCTGAAGTTCTTCATAACTCTTAAACTGACTCTTATCAGTAAACTCCTTGAGAGCATACTGCTTCTTCCAAAGTTCCTCTAACTTTTTATCATCACCACCAAGAAGTGGTACTGGAGCAGCAAACTCTGAACGATCATAGTTTACGTAACCACCAACATTACGAATCTTAATCTTAAAGTCTGCACCAGTCCAAAAGTTGAATGGATCAACTGCAGTCTCATCCTTAAATTCTGGATGAGCGAGTGCTTGAATCTTCTGGAAGATCTTAGTACCATACTGATAAAGAAAAACCTTTCCCTTATTCTCTGGATGTGCTGGATCTTCAACAACAAGAATATTAGAGATGTAAGTCAACTTGCGCTTACGATTACGTGCAATATTCTTATCATCTTCAATACCACTATTCCACAGTTCTGTATTTGCCTGACAAATTGGGCACTTCTCTCCTAGAGTCGTTAGGCAGTTTTCAAACAGCCAACCACCCTTACCTTTAAACGCGTGACTATAAACTGCTACAAATGGCGTATCTTCTCCCTCAATTTCTGGGAGAAAC